TGTGGTTGGCGAAAAAACAGGACTGCCGAACATTCTGCACATCATGGCATCGGAGCGCCCCGACCAATATCGAGGCGTTACGTATTTGGCGCCTGTTGTCGAAACGCTTTTGCAGTTGCGCAGGTACACCGAGTCAACGCTTATGGCTGCATTGGTACAATCGTTCTTTACAGCTTGGATCACCACCAACACCGAGCATAGCGAAATACCTATGAACGAGGTCGGCGCAGGCGATATTGACGGAATACCCGACGATCAACCCGACTCCATCAGCGAGGACGAGAACGAATACGAGATGGGACCTGGCACCGTTCAGCATCTTGCGGACGGCGAAAACATCACGTTCGGAAATCCCAATATCCCGACCGCGAGCTTTGAGTCTTTCTTCAAGACGATGTGCAAAATGGTCGGCGCGGCGATCGAGCAACCTTATGACGTGCTTATCAAGGAATTCAATTCCTCTTATAGCGCGGCAAAGGGAGCTCTTGAAGAAGCGTGGGAAGCGTTCAAAATGCGCCGTGTATGGTTGGTGGACGATTTCTGTCAGCCGACCTACGAAGCGTGGCTTGCCGAAGCGGTGGCAATCGGACGCATCAAAGCGCCCGGCTTTTTCACAGATCCTCTTATCAGAGCCGCTTGGTGCGGAACAAGATGGGACGGACCTGCACAGACTCACCTCGATCCCAAAAAGGAAGCCGATGCGAACGAGCTTGCCGTAAAGCACGGTTGGAAGACCAACGAACAGGTAACACGCGAGTTCTACGGTGGAAACTGGGAAGAAAACATCGAAATCTTGAAACGCGAGAACGAGTTGAAGCCCTCTGCTACACCGAGCGAGCCTCCCGCGGCGCCGGCTGTTCAGACCGAGCCGCCTGATCCAACGGACCCTCCCGATCCGAACAACACGGGAAATCAAACAACAGGAGGGCAAGGTAATGCCGAATAGCACATTTACCCCGATCAACATTCGCCGCGCTTGTTATGCTATGGTGAACGAAAGCGGGAATGTTGCGGAAATCACTATGTACGGGGACATCGTGGAAAGCCAACCGATAGATTGGTGGACAGGAGAACCTATCCCCGGCTCTTACATTATCCAGGACGAATTCCTCAAAGACCTCAATACCGTTGTTGCTTCGGGGTGCGAAAAGCTTGTGCTCCGTATGAACAGCTACGGCGGTGATGCAGGCGTTTCTATCGTTATTCACAATCGCATTCGCGAGCTTGCACAGAGCGGCGTTGAAACAAGCTGCATCGTTGACGGTGTAGCTATGTCGGGCGGCTCCTTGATTATGTGCGCTTGCGACAACGTAAAGGTAAATCCGTCAAGTCTTGTTATGATCCACAAGGCTTGGTGCAGGCTGTTCGGAGGCTACAATGCCGACGAACTCCGCAACCTCGCAGACCAAAACGATGCGTGGGATAAAGCACAGGTTTCCATTTACAGCAGAAAATGCAAGCTCTCTGACACGGTTATCTCTCATATGATGTCGGAAACGACATATATGACAGGCAAGGAAGCCGTAGAAAAAGGCTTTGCAGACGAACTGTTGGAGGACGCAGAGCCGCTTGAAATCGCGGCAAGCGCCGACAGAAAAGCTCTCTTTGTAAATGGTAGAACAATCCGCGTTCCTCATGAATGTACAATTCCCAAATCAATTGCAAGTGTGAATTCTAATAACAGTAACTTTGCACGTTTCGCATCGGCATCTTTTTCTCCAAATCAATATAAAAGTTATTCCATTAACGAAAAAAGACGGGCAGATGCAAAAGCATTAGTCAAAGCACTGTTAGGGAAAAAATAGAGTATGGTATCTACCATTGCTCTGTAAGAAAATATGCGTATCGTTGGCTATGATCATTCATAATCGGCGATACGCTTATTGAGCAATAAGGGAAAATAAATTATTACGCAAGTAGGTGCAAATGATTACGTATGAAGATGTCACAGAATTTTATTATTTTGGAAAATTGATTGAATGCTATGAGGAACGTATTAAAAAGCTCCAATCCTGCAATTGTTTAAGCGATATTGAAAAGGAACGCTTACAAGGGTATTATACACAGCTTACATGGTCCAGAACAAAGCAAGCGGAAATTCAAGCTTTTTTTGACAGTATTTCGGATAAATATCTAAAAGACATTTTTATGGAGCGCTGCGTTAAATTAAAATCGTGGCAATCTGTGGCATATAGAAGAAATTTAACAGCAGACTGTGTAAAAATGATGTGTCGAAGATATTTTAACAAGTATATAAAGGAGCAATCAATTAAAACGGGAGATTAGTATATGGCAGACGCAAAAGAATACAATATGCTATTCAAATTGAGCGCACAGCTGGGGCAAAATTTCAATGGTACGTTCAGCTCCGCTCAAAAGACACTTGCCGCAACGCAAAAGGAAATCCAATCGCTCAACAAGCTCCAATCGGATATTTCCTCTTACGTTAAGCAGCAACAATCGGTTGATGCGCTGAAAAACAAGCTCTCGGTGTATCAACAGCAATTACAAAACATTCAAACAGAATTGAAGGCATCGGGCGAGTACAACTCGGCTCTTGCAAATAAAGAGCTTGAATTAAAACAGCGCATCGAACAGACCGAGGCGGCAATAAACCAAAAAAGCCAAACCGTCTCGCATATGGGGGAGGCTCTGTCACAAGCCGGTGTCGACACCAGTAACCTTTCGGCTGAAGCCAAGAGGCTTGGGGACGAAATTTCGGATCTTCAAGCCAAAGAAGAAAAAGCGGCAGAAGAAGCACAGAGCTTTGGCGACGTTAGTTCAAACGCATTCGCTTTGGTAGGTGATGCGCTGATTTCTGCCGGCATTGCAAAAGGATTACAAGAAATTTACCAAGCCTACGGTGATTGTATCGTCGGCGCCGCATCGTTCGGTGATGAAATCGGTACCGTTTCTGTCCAGTACGGTATCGCGGCAGAAGACCTGCAGGCATACTACTATGCGGCCGAGCTCGTAGATGTCAGCGTGGAGACGCTCACATCGACAATGTCAAGGAATGTTCGTGCAATGTCCGAGGCCCAGAGTGGAACGGAACGCTATGCGGAAGCATATGCAAAGCTCGGTGTTTCCGTTGTCAATAGTGACGGCTCTCTGCGTGATAGCGAAGATGTCTATTGGGATGTTATTGATGCTCTTGGCAATATGGAGAATGCGAGCGAAAGAGATGCGGTTGCTATGGAGCTTCTTGGACGAAGCGCACAGCAAATCAATACTCTTATCGCGGCAGGCTCCGATGTTATGGACGAATATGCGGAGATGGCAGAAAAAGCCGGTTATGTGATGGACGAACAGATGCTTGCGAGCGTTATGGCGCTTGACGATGAACTCCAAATCCAAAACAATAATATGACCGCGCTGAAAAACACCATCGGCGCACAGTTCGCTCCCGAAATCACGGCAGCTCTCAAACTGTGGAACAATATGCTCGCAGGAATGACAGAGTTTGCGGAGGAAAACCCTTTTGTCGTAAAATCTCTCGTTGCACTCGGTCTTGAACTTGCTACGATTGTCGGTATCTACGGTGGATATGTCGCCATCAAGAAAACCGCCAACGCAATCAAGGCTCTGAACGTGGCTCTAACGGCAAAACAAACCGTTGCAACAGGCGCACAGACCGCCGCCACAGTAGCGCAAACCACCGCAACAAATGCCGCCACAGCGGCTCAAACAGGCTTAAACGCGGCAATGGCTTCTAACCCCATCGGACTTATTTTAACTGCGGTATCAGCTCTAACTGCGGGAATTGCGATTTATGCAAGTGTTGCTGCCGATGCGGCAAAGAAAGAAGAGGAAGCCGCCAAGCAACTGACTGCTGCCTCTCAAAAGCAAAAGCAAGAGCTTGAAGCTCTGAACGACGAATACGAAAGAACGTGCGAGCTTTACGGCGACACGTCCTATCAAGCACAGGAGCTTGCTTGGGAAATCGAAAGTTTGCGTTCGGAATACGATGAAAGCAAGCAGACAATGGAAGAGTATCGCGAGGAATTTGACGAGTCCTTGTCCTCTTATTACGCGATGGTTCAAGAACACGCAAAAGCAGTTGCAGAGGTGCAGAAGGAGAGTGCGAGCATTCTTTCGCTCGTTTATCGTCTTGACGAACTCACGCAACAAACGAACGTGGCTGCATCTGAACAGCAAGAAATTCTTGCTATCATTCGCGCTCTGAACACCGAAGTTCCCGGACTCTCTCTTTCCTACGATCAACTTGCCAACAAGGTGTCTTTGTCGACCGATGCGCTGATGTCTTTGGTGCAAGCCGAGATTGCTTCGCGGCAATACGAGCAGTATTATGAAAATCTTGTGCAAAAGGTTTCTGCTCGTTCCACTCTAAAAACAGAGTTGGAAACAGCCTTGGAAAATCAAGCGGCTGCTTTGGAAACGTACAAAGCGAAAGTAGAAGAGTACAATGCATTCTACGAAAAGCACAAGCACTCCGTCGGCACCTCTACCAAAAGGGCAAGCCAACTCGGATCGCTGATGGCAGAGGTCAACGATGCCGCTACCGCTTACAATGAGTTCACCGAAAAGGTAAATCAAGCTCAAACCGCTATCAATGGTAACGAGCGAGCAATCGGAATTTTGACCGATATGATGGCGGGATTGAGCGGTACGACCAATGAAGCCACAGACAGTGAAGATGCTTTGGCTCGTGCGGCAAACGCAGTTTACGAGGGATATATGACCTCTGCACAAGCGGCGGCTTATTACAAGGTCAGCGTTACAAACTTGGAACCCAAGGTTGAAGCGTTGAAGGCGAAATCCAATGCTCTTTCCTCAGCCTTAAAAGCTGTGCGCGAAGGATTTTTGAGCGCAGATGAAGCAGCCGAAGCGTTTGATGTTACTATTGAGGGATTCGGTGCATATCGTGAAATTACAGAGATTACCGATGAAATCACAGCATTATCAGAGGCATATCAAGAAGCGTATAATGAGGCTCACAATAGCATATCCGGGCAATACAAATTGTGGGACATGGCGGCCGACGTTATTCCTACCGATATTGACACCATCAATGCAGCTTTGGAAACCCAAACGGCGTATTGGCATGACTACAATGTTGATTTGCAAAGTCTTAAAGAGCGCACTGCTGATATCGAGGGTCTGTCTGATGTGATTGCAGACTATGCTGACGGTAGCAAGGAGAGCGTAAATGCAGTTGCAGGCATGGCTCAAATGACCGATGAAGAACTGAGCCAAGTGGTTGAAAATTGGAAGGAACTTCAGGTAGAAGAGCAAAATGTAGCGGACTCCATGGCTACTACAAATCAAAACTATGCTACCACGCTCGATGGATTACAACAGCAATTAGAACAGACGATCAAGGAGCTCAATCTCCAAGAAGAAGCCAAAGCAGCAGCTGATGCGACAATGGATGCCTACATCAAAGCTCTTCAAGAGGGCGCAGCAGAAGCAGCTACCATCGCTCAGCAGTTGGCTACACAAGTCGGTACCTCTTTTAACGCTTCCGGCGGCGATGCCGCGGGAGGTGGTGCAGGTGGTAGCGACGGTGGCTCAGGCGAAGGTGGATCGACAGGAACATATACACCGAGCCAGGAAGAGATGATTGCCGTTCAAATTGTAAAATTCGGAGATGCGATCGGTAGCGGAATGAACGCAGGCAAGTCCGGCGACAACGGCATTGTCTCCTGGGGAGGTAAGGAATATAAAGTCCAAAACTCCGGCAATGCATACGGCAGTTCGACTCCTCTTTACAAGGCAGCGGTTGAAGTTCTTGGCTTTGGAGATCGACAGATCTTCGGATATAACGGTAAAATCTACGGTTATTTGGATAGCCATATCCAAGAGCTTGAGGGCAGAGCGATGTCCTCCAAAGGCTATGATAAGCTCGTTTCTGATATGAGTGCCAACTACGGTTCGTATCACACGGGAGGTCTTGTTGGCGATGTAGCCACGCTTTCTGAAAGCGAAGAGTTTGCCAAGCTCTTAAAGGGTGAGTTTGTTTCTACCCCGACTCAGATGAAGCATTTTATGGAAGATACACTTCCGCAGGTTGCAGAATATGGAGCTGAAACTGCCGCGCCTCAAGCTATGGAAGCATTGAATGTTCCTTCGTCCCAACTTCCTCCGATCAGCGTGTCCTATCACATTGAAATTTCCGGGGACGCAGGTACAAGCGAAGATCAAATCCGTCATGTTCTTGATGAACAGAATCAGAAATTGGAAGATATGATTGTTGACATTTTGGAAACTCGCGCAACGGATAGTCTAAGACTTTCATATCGTTGATAAACAAAAATCCTCTTGACAGCCTAAAACGCTCGTCAAGGGGATTTTTTCTTTTATGCCGTTATCTGTGTTCGCTCGTCCCTCTCGCGTGTTGCAACGCGTTTTTCGGGGCTCTGCGAGGGTGTTCTATTCAACAGAACATACTCCA